TCCTGTGATCCCTTCGTATTATCTTCCTTTTCAAAATCCTGTAATTTGTGCCAATCTAAAGTTGTTGGCATTTTTTTTGCCAACTTTTCATAGGTAGCTCTATTTATATCTTGATAGGGAGCCTGTATGTACGTGTGGTCGGAAAAGGGAAGAAAGGAAACACCACTTAAATGGCTAAAATTTTCCCAACACCAAGCACCCACAGGCACCCATTCTTCCTCTTTAACTGATATAGTTACAGAGGGTTTGTGCTCACACCAATGCTGTGCATAAGTTTTCCATAACTCTAGCTGTTCAATAGCAGTCATGTCGTTCCTATACACTGATCCTACAGGAGCTTTCATTGGAAATGAGAATACTGTTATATCCTTAGACTCTTCATTGCCTCTAATTTCTGGCTCAGAAGGTATACCGGATGCTTTCATAAAATCTGTAAGAGGATCTTTATTATCCCCTCGTACTGTTCGTATGTAATAAGGGTTGTGCCTTGCATGTATACCACTAGAACTGTCTACTAATTGACTAACAGTACCAGAAGGCTTAACACAAGTGATGGCTGTACTTTGGTTTATACCAAAGATACCTGCCCAATGTTTATTAGTTTCTACAGCAACACCTCTTAAAGTCTGTAGCCTTTTTTCCAATCCACCTTCTTTACCACTCATCAATGGACAGTCCATAATTCCTGTAAGAGACACACCAAGTAATCTCTCTTCCTCTGTATTATTCTGCCATCTTTTTCTCAGATAACCAAAATTGGTAAAGGTAGATTGTATCGTACCTAACAGTGTAGCAATCTGTATCTTTCTTGTAAGACTAGCAATTGTATCCCCAGAACGTACTACTACTTCTGTAAGATTACAAAACTGATTAGGCCTTAGTATAATCTCTGAACAAGGGTTAGTTCCAAAAGCCCAATTAGCATCTCTTCTACCATTCTCTGCAGCCTTTGCCTGTGCAGAAGCCCTGTTAAATATGCCTCGTTCTCCTGATTTACTTTCATATAAGGACAGCCACTCTTTCATAAAGATACCAGCATCAGGCTTCTCTGTATAAGCTACAGAGTTATTAGCCAATGATCTTTCTGGATTATTGGGAAACCAATCTCCTGTCTTAGCAGCTCGTATACGTTGATCAGATAAATTAGATAAAGATATAAGTGCTGACCTACGGACACCACCTACAACTACAACATCTCCTATTTTACAAACTAAATCATGACACTCTATAGAGGATAGCTTCCTACCTTTAGCACTCTTAAATTTCTCTACAGTAAAATCAAATAGATCCACCAGAGGCTGTGGCCCACTAGCCCTACCACCAAATGTTTTAAGTCTTGCACCTGCTAGTCTAACCTTAGATACATTGATCTTAGGTATCCTTGCTGTGTACAGATAGGAAACAACATCTCTAAAGGCTTTTGCCCAGCCTTCTTTAGAGTCAACTACAGAAACAACATCATCTGTCTTTTCAAATTCTCTATCAGGAACAGTAGGTAACTTATCAACGTACTGTCTCTCTACAGAGAAGCCTACCCCTGTACCATTCATAAGTATGTACAGCACCTCATCAAAAGCTCTTGGGCTGTCTATCGGTATATACGAACAGTTATACCCAGCAACATTTTCTCTTTCTAATGCTTTACCAGCAGTCATCAATGCTCTCATGGAAGGCATAACTTCAAGGGATAGTATA